ATCACAGGGACCTTACGGGTCACAAACATCGGCTCGCAGGAGTTGCTGTTTGCCCGTAGCACGCTCCATCAAGGCTTTATTGGTGAGTTCAAGCAGACGGGCAAGGGGGGTTGATCATGGCGAAGCAAAAGATTGATACAGCAGCTCTCGAGCGTGCCATAGCTTCTGCGACACAAAAGCTCGTTAACCGCCTGTCTGCGGAATACACAAACGAAATCTCATCTGAGAAGTGGCAGTGGAACGACGGCAGTCTTCGGGACATTGTCGATACAGGCCGACTGCGCGCTAGCCAGACGGTCAGTCCAGCAGGACAAAATAGATACCAGATCAGCTGGCCCGTTGAATATGCCACTCAGGTACATGAGGGCACAAAGCTCAAGGGTGGAGGGGAATGGCCCGCCCGCCCCTGGACCCGTACAGCACTGGAGAACGTAGACCCTAAGAAATACTTTGAGACTATACTTAGAAGAGAGTTAAATGGCTAGTGTACAACAAATACGCAGCCTAATTAACTCGGCTATCGGATCCAAATTAGGAGACTATAAACTTCCAGATGGATCTACGTCCCCCGCCCTATGGGTACGGGGTCAGCAGCAGGTTCCCAAAGACTGGACAGTCACCGGCATCGAGTGTGTCATCGACGAAGTCCCCGAAATGGTGAACAAGCCCACCTTGTCGCAGCAGGTTGTTCTAGACGTCCGTTGGCCGATCTACGTCACTAGCTACGACACGGCTCAAACACTAGCCGAGGTGCGCGAGCTTCTCTTTCAGTGGTTCCCTGATATTCAGGATCCCGTGTATGTCTCCCAAACAGACATTTCGTTCGAAACCCTGAAAGTATTTATCCCCGATTACTCAATTCAACCTGAGAGAGGCTAATGGCTAATCTTCCTGGTGGTGCATTTGCCAAGGGGCGGGACCGTATTGTGCGCCTCGCCGACCCCGGCAGCACCCGCAAAGCATGTACTGTGGCCGCTGGCGTAATTACGCCGCCCACCGGACTTACCTACAAGTTTCTGACAGGCGCAACCCGCGCTGAATTCACTCCCAGCCCGTCCTCTCAGGAGTTCTTCCTTCTGGGTGATGATGGCTGGAGAGATTCCGTGGGTGTGACACAAGCTGGTGAGCTGGCGTGCTCCGCCTTCTTTATTAACAGCTTGACCGCCGGCGTACCAAATGCCGACATCGATGGTTCTCTGGCCCTCGTCATTGCGGCAGAGTCTAATCCTGACGTTGAAGTCTGGGTAGAGGCGCTTACCTACCTTGGTGCGGACTCTACCGCCAAACATAAATACCACATGCGCGCGTTCCAAGCATGCGTGACTGGAGTGTCTGAGGCTGCACCATCCGACGGCCTGATCGAATATTCCTGGACATTCCAGTCCCGAGGCGAAGTTTGGTCCGGTATTTTTGACAACGGCACCTCCAAGCTGTCGGTGTACTGATGCAATTTGACTTGCTGGTCTCAGAGGACAAGCGGTCATACTTCATCAACTCTCGAAAGGAGGGGATGGTGTTGGAAGTGGGGGCTTCGTACCTCGCTCCCAATACCTCCTCTCCTTTAACACTTGAAGGCGAGGGTGTTAAATTATCGGTGGTCCTTCCCTTAGAGTGTGTAGACAGTTCAGAAGAGCTTGTCGCATCTCAAATGTCCTACTTCATAAACTAATGAGCAAATACTCCAAGCTCTACTACGGCGACAAGGAATACCACGAAATCCCGCCGTTTCGCTTTCCCATCTTCAAAGACTTGGTAGCTGGAGAGGCTGAAGGAATTGAAGATATGGCCCGAAAGCAGGCCAGCAATACTTACGCTCTGATCCGAATCGCCCGACAAGTATCAGCGAAAAAAGGTTGCAGCATCAAAGAAGCTCTGGACCTCCTGGGTTCGGCTGATGTAGAAGACGACAGCATTTACGAGTTTGCCGACGAGCTTGCCTCCATCCAAGCGGAGAGCACCAACGTAGCCGAGCAGAAGATCGACATGGTAACGCTGTTTATGCGCTACCGAGGCGAATACCGAGAAGGGAAACAGTGGAAGCTAACAGACGACTGGGCAAAAGATGATACTCGGGAGATGCCCAATAAAATCCTAGATAGTGTCTTCGAGTTTATTGGCTGGGAGAAGAACGGTTGGCCTGAGCCCGGCGAATCTGAGGAAGACTCGGGAAACTAAGTGAAGAGGATGCTATCGAGCAACAGACCAAGTACTACCAACAAGTCCTAAGTACCGAACCGCTCGACATCCTCTCCCTCTACACAGAGTTCCGGGGCTCGTTCTTCTCCTCCGATTACGATAGGCAGCAGTTCCTGCGGTTGCCCCTAGGGTACATTTACGAGCTTTTGAAAAGAAACGCGGAGCACGAGAAGAAGCGCGCAAATATCTACTCAATCTCAACCGCACGCCTTACAAGTGTTATCTTGGCGATTGCAAATGGATTCAGCGGCAATAAGTCGGAATGCAAGGTCAAGATCGACGAATTACTACCGTTCCCGCTAAATGCAGAACAGCACGAGCGGGATCAAGAGACGAACAGAATCTACAAAGAGTTGATTAAAAGCGGTCGCGTTCCACTCCATGTAATTGGAGCCCTCAACAAGGTAATTGATATCTAGCCCCGATAATATAGAACTACGCAAGGGAAAGAAGTGGCTAGTCTCGGCGAACTTACTCTTTTTATCTCTGCCGAGTCAAACCAGGCAGTCAAGAATATCCAGCAGGTCAGCAAGTTAGCTGACCAGGCTACTCTTGACCGCAAGCTCAATATCAATACCAATGCCACGCAGGTAGCTCGCGACCTCGGGCAAATTTCAACCGCCTCAGATCGAGTTGGTCAGTCCGCGTCTGTAACATCACAGCAGCTCAAGAATTTAGGAGCCAGCTTTGACGCACAGCGGATAGCGAAAGAATTTATCTTCTTGGACGACAAAATCCAAGAAGCTGGGAGGAGTGTAGATAAACTACGCAAGACACTTGACACAGTTGGCTTAGGTGGCATCAATAAGGCCGTTGACTCCGCCGCCCTAACGCTCACGGCAAGATTCAAGCCTGAATTACTTGAGGAGCAGATTAGAAAGGGCGTCGTAGACGGTGTATCAGCAGGTGCAGATACCACAAAGAGGATTCTCTATAAGAACTTCTTCTCCGGGGTTAGCGAAGGCGTCAGAGATGGCGTAAACACCCTTGCGAAGATCGGCTTTGCAGGTCAGGGTCTGCTATTCATCGTTGAGCCGATCAAAGCGGCATTTAAGGGGCTCTTTGACTTCACCATTGGTCAGAATATCCAGCTTAGGGACACAATCCTCGCCACCCAGACGACTCTGGCAACCACTCTTGATGTGGTGGGGAATAACGGGCAGAAGATCACTGATCCCTTTGAGAAGATTGTTGCACTAGAAAAGCCAGTCAATGATGCAATCGAGTCAATCCGAATTCGCTCACTGAAACTGGCTGGTGTGACCTCAAGCCAGGTCATCGACGTGTTCAGCGTTGTGGCCACGAATGTTGGTCAGATAAACGGTGATCTCAAAGATGCAGAAAATCTGGCAATTGCATTCACGGCTGCCCTAGGCACGCTGGGTATCCCTCTGTTCCAGGCCCGCCAAGAGATCGGATCAATCCTCGGCGGCTACATCACAGAGGACTCGTTGCTCGCCAAGCGACTGGGTATCACCAACAAGGATATTCAGAAGGCCAAAACAGATGTTGGGGGTGTTACCAAGTTCTTGCTGGACAAGCTAAAAACAGCAGAGGCAGGTCAAGCAATCCTGGCACAGGGATTCCGAGGTGTCACCTCAAACATTCAAGAGCTGTTTGAACTAGTGGGTTTAGCTCTGGGCAAGCCCTTAGTAGATCCTCTAGTCGCGGGCCTAAACAAGGCGTTTCAGATCCTGTACACGTTCAAGACACTGTTGGTCGACGTAGGGACCATTGTCGCCAAGACATTTAACTCCTTCTTTTCAACACTGTTTGCTCCCTTCATGGGGGGCTCATTTGTGTCAAGTATAAAGGGACAGTTTGAGCAGTTCACAGCCCCGCTTAGACAACTCCTTGAGCAGGAAGAGGGAGGTCAGGCCGTTGGCGGATTGCTGGAGAATGCCCTACTAGGTCGAAACCCCGACAAGGTACCAAAGGTTATAAATGGGCTCGTATCCACGATCCGAGAGTTCCGAAATGAACTCAAGGCCGCAGCCGAGGAAGCTGGTGGACCGTTGGCCCGACTGCTGGGCTCAGATAGAGCGGAAGGATTTAGCCCGCTCCGAATCCCATCGCTACCACTAGGAGACCCTACCGTCTTTAACAAGGGTTGGGATACGCTCAGAAGTACGATTGAGGAGCTTGGCAAAGGCGTATTGGCTCTGGCGCAAGCATTCGCCAAGTTCAAGATCCGTGAATTTGCCGACACTCTCAGATTGACGGCTGAAGTCATCAGACTGGTGGGTAACGCCTTCTTGGGTGCGGCAAACCTGGCTGCAAGTTTCTTCCAGGCTCTGTCTGGAATTCTTAGCCTGCCGGTTGTCGAATACTTAAACCAGATCAGAATCGCTACAAAACTGATCGGCATTAGTGATCTCGTTGACAACTTAAAGATCCTAGTCCTGGGATTTGTCGGGATCAAGAACATTCTGGCAACAGTCCAGACGACATTCACGGCCTTCCAGGCAGGCTTGAAGGGCATTGCGATAGCGTCACAGACGCTACAAGTCCCGCTAGGGGCTAT